ATAGATAACCATCCATAAATTTGCGCCCACAGTATTTATCTTTTAAATCTTCTGAAAAAGCCCATTTTTTTACTATGTTTATAACCCTATCTGTGTTTTTTAATATTAAAACGCCCGAGTTTACATGAGGTGGGTTCATAGTATGCCCATCTTCGCTGAATAAAATATCTTTTTTATATTTATTTATTAGATTTTTTATTGGAGGCGAGATGTTGTAAAAGAATGCATCAGCATCAATCCACACAACATAATCATAACTATTTATGTGATCAAGTATGAGAGGGAATCTTTCCCAATGTGGGTTTCTGTCTTTGTAAAATCTATCAGATGATTTTATCAGATCGTAACCATGCTTCTGACAGTAAACCTTATTTATTTTATAGCAGTTATCTCCGTAGTTTTTAACGTGGTCATCATACCACATTAATACAGCTATATTATTTGACATTTTCTTGTTCGATCTGGGAGTAATGCAGACCCTCATTACCGTTTTGACCTATTACGTCCATACGTTTTTCTGCTCTAGCTTCTTCTTCTCCAGTTGGAAGTTTCTTAGCTCTTTCATCCAAGAGCATAGCTTTAGCAAGGATGGCATAGTTTACAATGTCATCGCAAGCATCTTCTACCGTTTCATTTGGAACAGAAAGTTCTTTG